AGCGTTCAGCAGTTCGGTGACACTTCCAAACAAACATTGTTTGTGCACCTGGGATTGGTTACCATCCCAATTTCAATGTTTGCTGGATCATACAATCTCTGGTTTTATTCTGGAGTTAGTATGTTAACGTGTGCTAAGTTCTTAGCTTGTAATGCAGTAGCTGTATCTGCCTACCAAATTTTTCCAGGTATCGAGTACCTGACGTATTTGGTGTCTTTATTCCTTCACAAGAATAATGTAATCAGCACCAGGGCTGAGAGATACCGTAGTGAATTCAATTCCCTTCCTATCTCTCTTGTTACTCCTGCAGTTAACCACACACACCCCATCTCTGCTTCCATACGTAGTTCAGCATCCAATTTCATGTCCCAATTTGCCACTATTCTTGGTTGCCAAGCGTACTTCTTCCAGAAGAGTCGTGCAGACGACCGTAAGAGTCGCCTTGGCAATCGTATTTGGTACTTTGCTAAGGACGTTACAACTGATCCTGCTTTGCCACCGCGCAGCAATCAATTGTTAGCTATTGTTGATACCGACTACTATCTGGATATGCACCGCGTCCTTTGTGAACATCATATTAAACCCACTGTTCTCTACACTTTCCAACCTAATTCACCCTGTGACGTACTCCCTGAGTATCGATATTCCTTTGATAGTACTAACCATCTCCACTACCACGTCGCTGGTGGTGGCTATTATAGTCATTTACTTTGGAACTACAATGTCGATAATTTCTATGTGTGTAAAACCTTCCTCGGTCTTTGTTATTCATATACTACTTACTTAGTCGACCGTAAACCGCTCAGTCATCGCTTGTCAAAACCTGAGGATATTTCCAACCATTATCTTGTTCTGCTTACACCTACTGGTTCTTGGAATTTCCCTTTCTCGGTTATTGCCCCATATTTTACTAAAACTGAACCTCTACGTCGTCTTCAACCAGCTATTGGCAACTTTGTTCGTGTTGATACCTGCAGTTCCACAGGCCAACATGAAGCACGTATCGCCGTAGCCAATGAATACTGTTGTGCCAGCTTACCTTTATCGGTTCTTTCTGCCCTCTCAGCAGTCAACCGCCAGAGCACTCACAAGCTGACCATTCCCACCGTTGAGGGCTACCTGCAACCTCTGCGACCCACCCCTGAAGAAGCTTTGTTGCGTAAGGCCCAAGCCGCTATCCTTACTGATTATCTCAACACTAAGCTTTCACATAAAGCACCAATTGTTTACCCTCTTTCTTCATCTATTTTCCACTACCAATACGGTTCAAGCCTTGCTGATCCTCACACCAGTATGGACGCTTTCTGCAATCCACTGATTGCCGGAGCCTATGCACCATACCGCAATAAAGAAAATGAAGAATACGCGGTTCGTAAGCGCGTACACGAACCCAACACAAAGGTGCAAATGAATGATCGTATTGCCCGCGCCGTAGAAAAATTCTTACTACACATCATTCCAACCCCACACATTGGTATACCTCTTTCTTACCAAGATGTGGAAGAGCGCCAGTCTCGTCCAACCCAACGCACACTCTTGGAACGAACTCAAGCAAACTTTTCTGGCCTAAATCGTCTCGTACGTTCTTTTATCAAATCAGAGGCTTATGGAAAAGCTAGCGCACCTCGCATTATCTCCACTATCAACACGCGTGATAAAGCTGATTATTCGGCTTACACCTACTCCATCGCTGAACATCTTAAACGTCAACCATGGTACGCCTTCGGGCGCACACCCAATGACATCTCCTTACACATTACTCGTATTTGCCAACGCTCCAATTCTGTCAACGCAACTGACTTCACCACCTATGACGGCACTATCTCAGAACCTTTGCGGTTCCTTGAGAGGGCCTTCCTGATGCGATTTTTCGCACCAGCCTACCATCAAGAAGTTGGTGACTTGCATGCTTCACAGTACAATCTCAAAGCTAAGACGCGTAATGGATTTAATTATGATGTTCACACTCAGCGTTGTTCAGGTTCGCCTGAAACCGCTATTTTAAACTCTCTTGATAATGCCTTTGCACTATATTTTGCTCGAGATCTAG